GATAGTCAATAAGAATAGGAAAATAAATAAATGTTAACTTTTTCAGAACTCAACTCAGATTCAGAACTAGATTTAGAAAAAACTAATATGCAATTTGCATCTTCAGAATTAGAATCTTTGGGTTTTAAAGTTTATAAAAATCCAGAGGAAGAAGAAGAATTTTTAGATGGTAAAAAACTACCTTCAAATTTTAAAGTTTATAAAGGAGAAGATGTTGTTCCAACTCCAGAAATTATAACTCAACCTGAAGAAATAATTACCAATAATGTAATAGAAAATAATGAGGTCGAAGGATTATCTACAAGACCTCAAAGATTAATTGATATAGATAAATACGTAGCAAGTAATTTTGATACACCTGACTTAACTAAAGAAGAAATACTAGCTGATAATAAACTAATGGAAATTGTATATCAAAGTTTAGAGGCTAGATTTCATGGAGGTATTGGTTTTGTAAATGCATTAACAGCTAAAGCTAAAGGTACTTTAGGTGGTTCAACAGGTAGAAGAGCTTTTAGAAACAGTACAAATTATAGAGACATGAAACCTGAACAAGCTTTTGAAATATGGCAGAACCATCAGAGGTCTGTTTTAAGTGCACAGTCTGTAACCTTTGGTAATGAGCTTGCATTTATGGCAATGGCTGATTCAGATACTAGAGGTCGTATAGGTGCAGGTCATGTACTAATGGAAAAAATGACTAATGCATTTGTTGGTAGGGGCACTTATAAAGAAATGGGAGATGCTATTGTAGACTATACTGTTAATACTGTATGGGACCCAGTTACTCTTTTAGGTGTGGGTATTGGAAAAATAATTCAAAAGTCTGGTGCTAAAGCAGGTATGACAGCTTTTTCTAGAACTATGGGTACTGCATATAGAGAGCTACTTAAAAAAGGTGTAGCTAAAGAACAAGCAAAGAAACAAGTAAAAGAAATATTTAGTGAAGAAGTGTTTAATAAATCTTTTGGAAAGTTTATAGCAAACACTGCTGTATCACAGACTATACCAGCTGTATTTATTAATGTAGGTACTGATGTATTATATCAAAACCATATGATGGATCTTGATATACAAGATGGTTATAGTGGATTACAAACAAGTCTTGCAGCAGTTACTGCTATGACAATACCAGCATTTGCTCAAGGTACTAAATTACTTAAAGATTTTAGAGCAAAGTTTCCAGATAGTTTTTTAGGGTATAAAAAATTAGATGATGCTTTTATAGAAGGTGGATTAAAAGCATTAGAAGAACAGAATAAAAATATTGCTAATCAAGTTAGTATGAAAGGACTAGTACTACAAAACTTTAAAAATGTATTTCAAGGTAGGACAAAAATAAAACCTAGTGACGCAGTTAAAAAATATATGAGTTGGACTGATACTAAAATTAAAGCTGGTAAAATTAAAAAAGCAAACGGTGATGACTTTACTGATAATGAAATAGCTAATCAATTTTTAAATTTCTTTTGGTTTGGTTCAAAAGATAATACACTAACTCCTAATGGTGGATACTATATAGCATTAAAGGATGCAGGTTTTAAATTACACGCATCTCAAAGAGATGGTAAAGGTGGAGTAACCAATGCCTTTTCACAGATGATAGAATGGGTTCCTCAAAAAGATTTAAACTTAATGATAAAGAACTTTGAAAAGTCTATTGGCTATGAAGGTTCTATAGATAAATCTTTAAAGTTAACCTCTGTTTCAAAAGTAACTGGTAAAGGTAGTGTTCAAACACCTAAAAGATTAGCAGCTTTGTTTGTAAACCAAGCTTCAGAAGGTGGTAAAGCTTTACAAATATCCTCAAGATTATCTAAGTCTGAATTTAATCCAGATGATCGCCCAGATCTTATAGGGTTATTAAAAAAAAGTGATGTAGAAGTTACACCAGAGTACGGTAAATTTACTTTATCTTTATACAAAAGACTTCTTGTTTCTTCTCTGTCAACCACAGGAACTAACGTAAAAGGTTTTTCACAGTTAGTAAGTTTAAATACTTTATCTGATATGGCTACTGCTGTTGTTGAAATAGGTCAGTACTCTGCTTATAAAATTTTTTCAAGTGACCCTGCTAAAGCTTCTAAATATTTAAATAAATCTTTTGGTAGTTTTAAAGGAGGGGCAAGAAGAACAATAAGTGTATTCTCACCAGAGGCAGAGTATGAATTTGCTGAAGCTATTTTAAAATTAAATCCTAAAGCTAGGGAACAATTATTTAGATACATAGGTGGCTTACGTGGTGAGACTAATCCTTTAGAAGACTTTAATATTAAAGGTGGTGTTTCAAAAAAAGAAAATCTTAAATGGGAAAATAAAAAATCAAAACTAATTGAGGCTAGAGATAAAGCAAAAGCTAGCTCAATAATTTCTAAACAATCATTAGTTACAAAACCTAACTCTGGTAATGCACTTGAAAAAATAGAAAAAGAATTAGCAGAACATATAGCTAGAGAACCTAAAAGAGTTGGTGTTCGTATAGCTGAAGGAGCTGACGCTGTCACTAAAGGTATACAAGCTTTAAGCTTTATAAGGACACAAGATCAAGTAACAAAGACTTGGGCTTTTGGTGGACACGTTAATCAATTTATTATGAAAGAATATGGTGTATCACCTGGTAAATTTTTTAGTCGTACTGACATAAAAAAAGAAATGTTAAGTACAAAGTTTCGAGAGGGTGTTATAGAAAAAGCTTTAATGAGAACTCAAAGAGAAACTGCAAGTGTTAGTTGGACAAACAAAGCTAAAGAACAAGCAGATAATGTTTTCTTATCTCTTGCTCAAGGTATAGAAAGAGTTAGTAATGGAAAACTTCTTGGTTACTATGTACCATTTGGGAGTTTTGCTAACACAGTACTAGCAACGGCTGGAGATTTAACCGCTGTTAATGCTATAAGAAGAACTCTTAGGTATAGTTATGGTCAAGTAACAGGTGATAAAACAAGAATAAAAGGCGGTAAAGAAGTTCCTTTTATTAATGAAGCTGATGGTAGTGCAGCTGAACTATGGGGTAAAGGTTTAGTAGGTTGGACAACTCTATATGCATTAACTTATGGTAATGATACTTTAGGTATTAAAGGTTCAGTTGAAAAAATAAAAGATGGTGAAGCACACAACCAAAGAGTATTAGGTAATGGTCGTATAGCGGATGAAAAATTTGATTGGCCTGTAAGTACAATAAATGTTGCTGCTCAAATAATGGGTCATTTAGTAATAGCTAATGGTCAAGATAAACCTTTAACAGATTTACAGTTAAACATTGGTAGCCTTGAAAAAATTAAAGATAAATTAGTTGCAGGTTTACCACTACCTGGTATATGGAATGAAATACCTAGGGGTTTATTATTAGAATTAACAGATCAATTAGGTGGATCTAACGTAAGAAATCTTACTCAAGGAACTACTCGATATTACGAAGGAATATTAAAAGCTTTACAGTCAGGAGATTTTAGTGTTTTACCTCAAAAACAAGAGGCAGATGGAGAACCTTATTCAAAGGGGGTTTTGTGGGAAGCCTATGAAAATATACCTGCTGGTATAAGAGCAGCTGGTCAACCAGCTTTAGGTAGATTAGGATTAGGAGCTACTAGATTCTTTGAACCTTACAACACTGTAATTGGTTACATTAGGAACAATGAATTACAACCAGACTTAGGTGGTACTAATAAAGCAACTTATGGTTTGCTTAAGTATATAGATAATATACTACCAAGTAATAATAAAGATGCTGTCTCTGGTATATTTAAAGACTTTCAAATTAAAAAAGAATCTGCTGTTACAAATAAAAATTTTGATGTAGGTAAATTAATATTTGGTGCTAGAAGTTCTCAAGCAAACAGTACATACATGAAGATGTTAAATAGTTCTGGTACACCTGAATGGCGTGGTGGTGGAAACTTACCCAGAGAATTATTAAATGCACCACCAGAGTTTAGGAATGAAATAAATAAAATGTTAAGAGTTTATTTAAACATTGAAGCTGAAAATGTTATAAATAAATTAGCAGAAGATGGAATAAATTTCTATGAGTTACCAAGATCAGGTACAAATATAGAGGTAAATAATAAAGAACGTATCATGAAAGATCTAAATAGTAACGCAGCTAAAAGATTAAAGAATTTATTTCTATCTGACACAGACATAAGATACTCAGCTATAATACAACTCTCTGGTGAAAATAAAAAGAATGTTAAGGATGCAATACAAATTAATTTTTCAACCTATGAGTCTGAATTTAAACCTCAGACTTTATATGATGTTGTTAACCCACCAAAGAATGAAAATGGTGATGACCTGTGGGATGTTGATATAGAGCTAAATAAGATACTAAGGATATCAAAACTTAAACCTGAAACTATTATAGATAATTCAGAGTTTGATTAATCTTCACTATCATCATCTAACATATAGTCTGCCCAGTCATACGCTGACCTTTTAACTTCAGACATACGACCAGCCCCTCGACCGCCAGAGAGTAACCCAGCTAGAGCTTGTCCAGCTAGGTATCTCCTTGTAGTCAGGGGTTTTATTGTTCTTGGGTTACGCTTACGTGTAGTAAATTTCTTAGCTTCAGTTTCTAAGATTGACCTCTTGTTGTCGCTCATTTTTCTTTACCTTCTCTAGGTTTTTGAAGTACCCTATGTTAAAACCATACTCCCAATCCCTATTGTTTTTAGTATTGATTGTGTAAGGGTTGCCTAAAGTACCCTTACGAAAAGCCAACTTACCTTCTTCAAACGGTTTCATTTATGAATCTCCTCCATAGCTTCAAGCATTCTATCTAAGTACCACTGTGCTTTCTTTAAGTCTTCAACAGGACTTTGTTTATATCTATACCTGTGTTGGTACTTAATCATATTACCATGACAGTAACTAGCAAAACCTTCTATGCCTAGTACTTGTTTAATATAATCAATACACTCAACACCACCTGAAAGATTATAGTGAGCTGGTTTATTAACAGGATCAAACTTTTCAGCTTCTCTAACAGTATGTATTTTAGTAGTTAATGTACCTAACACAAGTCTTTTACTTTGAGTTTGATTTTTTTGGTTTGTCCCCATCGTTTTCTCCTAACGCATTTCTTAATTCATTTAATTTACCAGAGTGAACAGCATCCACACACTGTGCAATATGATTTAATAAACCTAAAGAGTTATCCCCAAGCTTAACAGTATTAAGTACTGCCATTAACTCACTGTTCTCTTCATCAACTTCATGTTCTTTATTATCAATAGTAACTTTCATTTGTCTCTCCTTAAGCACTGATGTCTACAATTTCACAGACTTCACCAGTGCATGCAAAGGTCTGAGATGATTTCGTTGTGTCTTCTGATTCAAAGTCTGATAGCTTAGACCAATCTATTTTCTTAGGCATAATACTTTTTAATATTTTGTAATCATTCTTATTGCAATCCTGATAAGGTGCTTGTTGATATATGTGATCGTCATGTGGTAAGAATGACACACCACTTACCTCATCAAAGTTTTGATGTACAAAGTTAAGCACTGGTATCCACTCGCCTTTCCTAACTGATATTGTAACAGATGGTTTGTGTTCTGTCCAGTGTCTTTGATATATTAACCACATATTTAATTGATCAATGGCTGTTATATCATTCCTTGTAACAGCTTTATTAGGTGCTTGTACAGGGAAGCTGAACACTGTAGTAGTTTCAGGCTTACTTACACACAGTTCAAAGGGGATACCCTGGTCTTTCATAAACTGTGTAAGAGGGTCGTTGTTATCAGCCCGTACTGTACGTATGTAGTAGGGTGAATGCCTAGCATGTATACCTGATGCACTGTCTACAAGTTGACTGACTGTACCACTAGGTTTAACACAGGTAATAGCAGTAGATACTGGTATACCTAAACGCTCTGCCCAATTAGCATTGGTAGTAATAGCAATATTTTTTAAATGCTCTAGTGTTTTATCAAGTCCTTTATTTACAGAAGTCATCAATGGGTTATCCATAATACCTGTAAGGCTAACACCAAGTAGTCTTTCTTCTTCTGTATTATTCTGCCATATCTTACGCAGGTACGGAAACTTAGTATAAGTAGATTGTATTGTACCTAGTATGGTAGCATACCTAACCTTCTCCCCTAAAGTTTCAAGAGTATCTGTTGCTCTCACAACTACTTCAGTAAGGTTACAGAATTGATATGGTCTTAGTATAATTTCACTGCATGGGTTAGTTCCAAAGTCATAGTTAGGATCACGTCTATCATTCTTAGCAGCCTGTACTTTACTTGCCTGTCTATTAAAGATACCACGCTCACCATTGTTTGATCTTATCAATGAAAGCCACTCTTCCATGAAAGCAGTTTCATCAGGTTTTTCAGTGTAACATACTGAGTTGTTAGCTAATTGACGTTGACCATTTAGTTCCCAGAACTTCCCATCCTTTGCATGCCTCATCCTATCATCAGTTAAATTAGATAGTGAGATCATAGCTGACCTACGTACACCACCTACTACAACAACCTCACCTACCTTACACATTAAATCATGGCACTCAATAGAGTTTAACTTTCTTCCCTGTGCAATTTTAAACACACCAATAGTAAAGTTAAACAGATCAATCAAAGGTGCAGGGCCTGATGCTCTACCACCAAACGTCTTAAGTCTAGCACCAGCAGGTCTAACCTTAGATACATTCCACTTAGGTATCTCACCTGCATACAATAAAGCTATCACTTGTCTGAATGCTTTAGCCCAACCTTCCTTACTATCTTTAACTATAATAGTTGTATCACTATCAGACAACTTAGGTATCTCTGGTAGTTCATTTATGTACTGACGCTCAACACTAAAGCCTACACCTGTACCACACAGTAGTATAAACATAGCTTCATCGAAAGATTTAACATCATCTACTGGTAGATAACTACAGTTGTACATACAAGTGTTGTCTCTATCCGCAGCTGCACCTGCTGTCATCATTGACCTCATACTAGGCATGACATCAAGATTAAGTATGGCTTGTTCTAATCCCTTAGTGATACTAATATTAGTGGAGATAGGCTCTACTATATTAGTTATGTATCTACTAACTGTTTCACTCCAAGTCTCTCTACGATTTTCTTCTTCAACCCATCGAGCATACCTTGATGTGTGAATGAATGCTTGGTAGTCTGTTGGTAACATATTACTCATCTGTAATCTCCACTTCCTTTTATTACGTTACGTGCCATACGACTGTTTAATTTATTAAGATTGTTCTGTGCAACATCTTCCATGTTTACATTTAAATCATTACACATAGCAGCAATGTACCACAGCACATCACCTAACTCATCTGCTATTTGTAGCTTATCCTCAGGAGAAAAGTTACCACCCTTATCCCTTAAAACTTTTTTAACTTTCCCTGCTACCTCACCTGCCTCACTTACTAAACCTAACGCTGGATATATAACAAGATCTACCTTGTCATATACTGTTGTTTGACTTGCTTGCTTTTGATAGTTATTAAAATTATTACCTCTGACCATTTTTTATTACCTCACATTCTTTAATTTCTAGATCATCTATATCATATAAACAATCAGTTACTACTTGCTTAATAACACTTGAGTTATTAATCTCACCTACCTCAAGGAAGTTTGCAGTAGGGTCTACTACAACCTTTATAATTATTTCATAGTCCATTTGTAAACTCCCAGTTATACTCTTTATCAGACATTTGTCAAGATTATTTATAGTAAGCTTTAAGTCTTTCAAGACTTACAAACTCTGGGTCATAGTAACCTTGATCTACATTTCTTTTTATTACTACACCCTTCCACCAATCTAAGTTAGCTTGACCTGCCCAAGCTTCTTCAGCTCCCTTAAAGCAACCTGCAACTAAACCTATAGTTGGACTAGGGTATGAGTCATCCTTAAAAAAGATAGATCGTTTATGACTATGGCCTACTGTAATTGAGTGGTGTCTTTTATTTAACATACCGTAAGCATGGTGCATACCAGACATAGCAGTACCAAAGTTACCACTTGAAAGATAGTGAGCATAAGATACACCATCCTTATTAAAGATACTTGGACCAGAGTTTCTATACTCATGGTACTCATCAAAGTAATGATCTGTTTGTAAGTGTTTAAAACTTATACCGTACTTTGATCCTTCCAGCCTTGGGTCAAGAGAGATAGCTTTCTTAATTCTATTCTCGTGATTACCTTCAAGCCCATAGTACTTAGGTCTCTTACGTTTCATCTCTTTAAATTTTATTCTTAATCTATCTTGTGCTTCATTGTAATGATTAATATCTTCTTCATAACTTTGAGACACAATAGCTTGTGGGTATTTAGTATCATAACTATTTAAAGATTTCATATCTGCACCATCGCCAAGATCAACTACATAATCTGGACGTAAGTCATAGATAAGTTTACCAAGTAAATCAAATCTTTCATTAGAAACATTCGGGTCTACATGGGCACAAGTAAATACTACTGCTGTATTAGGCATCGTAAAGTTCTCCATAATTTATTTTTATTTCAAGGGGTTCAATAGTGGTATCAAAATGTTTCTTCATTTCATAGGCGGACTCTAGGTCATAGAACCAATAGGGTACTACATCCATCTCTCCATCTATTTCTACCCTACATTCGTGATACCATTTAGCTCCAGTAGGGTAGTCGTGACCTGGTAAATCACGTACAGATATTGGACCTTGTACGATACCCCAGATCTTCATATTCTTTTTCATGTTAGTCTCTCTTCCAATTTTTTAATAGATCCATGTAATGATCTAACTCTGTGATAACAACCCAAGGGTTTCTATCAGCACGAAAGAAAACAACAGGGTCTCCTTTGCCGTGGTTAGTAGCTTGATTCATGTAACCATAGACTGTCTTAAGACCTGATTTCCTACGCTTAACTTCTATAGTAATGGGTAACTTCTTTCTAGCTGCTGGACTAAGTTGAATGTCCTCACCTGTATCACCCATAGTTGTGCTCTTGATATCATCAGGTTCAAACTCAGGGAAAGTTTCAAGCAACTTATCTCTGATCTCTTGTTGGCCTACTCTGCCCTTTGCTTTAGCTGACTTACTCATGCTGTAATCTCAGGAACTTTAGGTTCTTTTTCTACATGAACTAAGTGCTCAATAGAATAAGAATACTTAAAGGTGCGTAGCTTAGGCCAGCAAAGTTTCTTATACTCACAGTAACTACAAGCCATAGCTAACTTAGTGTTAGGGCTTGTCTTACTCTGAGGTACTGGTTGTATACGTTCTTTAGGTATGTCACCTGCTACCATATCTTTTGCTTCAAGCATTTCTTTTTCTTTAGTCTTTAGTTCTTCTGTAAAGTCATACACATCTAAACATACATGACCATTCTGTTTATCTATAGCTAAGAAAGCACCATGTGTTTTGTTAGTAACAAGTGGGTCATCCTTACCTGCATAGACATAAGAACTAAGCTGAGAGATATAACCAAAGGGATCATCATCTCTAAGATTACCACTCTTAAACTTCTTAAATGCATAGCTACTACAAGACTTAACATCCACTGTCATACCGTCTATCACTGCATCTCTATGCCCTTTAATACCATGCACATCAAGTCTACATTGCTCACCAGATACATAGTGGCCAGCAGCTACTGATAAACTTAACAGTAACTCCTCAATCATGTCACCATAAAAAAACTTTAGTAACGTGTTAGGGGTAAGGGGTTCACCCTCACCTGCACGATTAACTTTATACCATAGCTTACGTTTACAAGGCATACCTATAGAAGATAGAGACAAATAACTGCGTGGTTCTTGTGGCTTACTAAACCTTTGGTTAGCTACCAAGGCTATACCTTGACCTAAAAAAGAACCTAGAGTACCTGTCCAACTACCCTTGCCTTTAACAACCTCATAGATATCATCTACAAGAGTATCAATCTGTTTTATTAGTTGTACTTCCATCTCTTTTATGTTTCCTTTTTCTAAATAAATTTTTTGTTTTGTCGGCAATAACCCTGAGTCGGTACTTAGGGGTACGTACTTCTTTTGCCACAGGGTTACGCCTTTTCATAGCTTAGAACAGTATTGCGTCATCAGCTACAACTGGTTGTGTCGGAGGTACAGTAACCTCTTCAACATCATCAGGTTCAAAGTGTACAATATCAAGAACTTTAATCTTGTCTAACCTAGTACCTACTATGTCCTTACGTTTAGTATCATAGACAGATAGATGTACCTCTACCTTAGATCCATTACCAATGAACCCATCAACTTCTAGATCCCATTTAGAATCATCAGGCTTTAGTACAACAGGTGCACCGCTATCCCAATCCCTGCCTGTATCATACTTACGTACAAACGTAACCTTAGTACCTCTACCATCTCTATCAGGTGAGCCTTTCTTCATAGATCTTGAGGCTTGTAACAGACTTAAGTTACTATCATCCATTATAAGATCTATAGTGCAAGCACCATCACAGTCTTCATAAGCACCTTCATAACCTTTAGTGTCACGATTTTGTACAAATACCTTAGACCATTCAGCGATACCTGTTAGTTTTACTCTTCTTGTTGCCATTCTTTTTTCTCCTTCTAATGGACTTCTGCATAATTTTTACCGTACTGTACATCAATACCTAAGTCAACATTTAGTTTAAGTTGACTGTTTAATTTACTGATAGCAGTGTTTAAAATACTGGTGTGTTCATGTTCATAACCCTTCCTTACTACATTAATACTTTCATCATGGAACTGTCCTATTATATTAGACCTAGCTGTGCGGTATAACGCTACCCACCTATCAAAACAATATGAACCTGTACTCTGATTGATAGTAGAGAAAGCATCCTTCTCAAACCTGAGGCTATGCCAAAACTTACTCACTGGATTTTGTATCCACATGTCACCGTCTATATGTCTTACAGGTTGTGACTCTGAGAACTCCTTGACTGACCAGTTACGCTGCCAATAGGCATCGAGTAATGCTTTTGCATCCTCAACAGGTATACCCGTCTCACGGGACAGCTTAGAGGCACCTACACCATAGGTAGCAGAGTAGTTCACCACCTTATAGTTCTTACGTAAAGCTTTTAGATCTATAACACCTGAGTTATGTTGATCAATTTGTTCTTGGGTTATTGCACCTGCATGTTTAGCTAAGTCTAAGTGTGGATCAAAGCCATCTTGTGACATCTCTTCTACATACTTAGGGTCATAAGGCTTCATGTAGTGACGCTTAGTTGTATCCTCAAGCGATGTCATGTCAGCACCACACAGTACATGATCATCAGGTGCTATCAAACAACTACGTATCTCTTTACCCCAAGGTTTATCTACCCCTGGCAAATTAACTAAAGGCTTCTTATGTTTAAACCTAAGTGTATTAGTAAGGCCAGCTATCTCTGCCTTAACATATCCATCACGTTCACAATCAATGAAGCCTTGGAAGATTGCAAGCCTATGCTGTATGATAGTAAGCCCATCAAGTATCTCAACAGCTGGGTTATCAGCTATGAGTAACCGTACTGACTCAGTAAGCTCACCATTCTTACGTACCTGTGGTATCTTTCTTTCATACCCTGAGTGTGGAACCATTAAGGGTGTCCTAACATACTTAAATGTACAAGGCTTCCAACCTAAGAAAGTTAACCAATCTTTTACCTGATCAGTTGAGCTAGGGTTAGCTGCCTCTGCACCCTTAACTACAGTCACCTCACCTGTATAGGTAGCAGGTAATCCATACTCATCAAGTAACTTGAACCATCTCTTACCATGTGATGACAACGTATCATCTTTCTTATAACAAACCTTAGGCTTAGACTGTACCTTAAACAACTTACGTAGTGGCATTACATTACACAACTCTTTAGTCTTATAGTCTTGTTCCTTAGTTAACTTATCTATAGAATCTTTAGCTAAGTCTATGTCTAGTCTCCAACCACTAGCCTCAGCACTTGCTGCACAGTTCATCTTAAACTCTAGGTATCTAAAGAACTTATCTAACTGTAGCTTATCTTTGTAGATAAAGATAAATCGTTTGAGTAAGTTCTGCCACAGTAACCAATTAATCTTAACATCTTCTTGACAACGGTGTGCATATTCTTCTGGTGTTAAGTTAACCCAGTCATCTACCTCAGGCTTAGGTACACCAAAGTCTTGGCCAAATGAGTCAAGCCCATGCTTACCCCTACTAGTATTAAGTACCCAAGACATAGGTAAAGTATCAAACAACCTAGCCTTAATACTAATACCCAATAGCTTCTCAAGTAAAGGTATATCATAACGTACTATGTTATGACCTATCAATCCCTTCTGACTAAGTAATAGGGTACGCATCTCAGGGTAGGTATAGATAGTCTTAACGTCTGAACCATCAGAAGTATACGACAAACAATGTATCTTTGTAGCATCTTCCAAAAGGTTGTCTGCTTCTACATCAAATACAATCATGCCGCAATCTCTCTCCTTGTTACAAAGTTTTCTTCAGTAAGTATCGTAGTCTCTGGATCATAGTATACAGTACCAGCATGACCTAACTTAGCAAAGGGTCTGTTCTTATCTATGTAGAATGAGGTAGTGTTCTGCAACACCTCATCTTCAGACTCAACATCTCTCTCAATCTTTATACAGATGATAGCTTCTTCTTCAAGGGATGCTGCATACTTTGTACGCCCATCATCATTAACCTGGGATATAAATACCACACCTATGTTAAGTTCCTTAGCAAGCTGTGCCATACGTGCACCTAGTGTAGTCAACGTACTGGTAGCACCATCTACACCTGTACTACTAAGGTAAGCTAACCTCTGTACATGATCTACAAAGATATAACTAGCACCATACACTGAGGCAGCTAACCTTACATACTCAAGCAACTTAAGTGGGTCATCATGTGAACGCATCTCAAATACAATGGTACGATCACCATCAGTAATCTCTTGTGCCGCTGCTACTACTTGATCCTCAGTGTAACCGTTATCTCTAGCATCATCCTTAGTCCTTACATTAACACCTAGATGGTACGTAGCCATAGCCCTATAGGTAGTAGACTTCATCTCTTCCATGTGAAGTAAGGCTATACGTACATCAGGATCTTTCAGTAGACCTAACTCAAAGTATCGTACCACCTCAGTCTTACCCATACCTCTTGGTGCTTTGATAAAGGTTAGCCCACCCTTAACCATACCCCTAGTCTTAGAGTCTATACCCTCATGTCCTGTTGGTACATACTCATAAGGGTTCTCATTACGTATAGCTGTGTCAACCTCTTCATCAGAACAAAAGAAGTTATCAGGTGAATACCTCTGAGGTTTTAATGCTGCCCATTTAAGATCATCACTGTCACCATTAGTAAGGAAGTCATTAGCATCCTTGTGCTTAGACATAGGTACGTAGTAGAACTTATCAGCAAGAGCCTCATATAATCTCTCAGCTGCACGTTTACCTGCATCATCTAACTCACCTGCATAGATAACTTCCTTGAAAGAGTTAAGGTAATTGTAATTTTGTTTAACAAACTTCTCACCTATGGATGCACTAGGTAAAGACTTAACAGGAAACTTCTCACCTAATACCTGATACAAACTTGCAGCATCAAACTCACCCTCTGTTAGATAGATACGGTGTGATGAACCTGCATTGAAGTCTGGACCAAACAGGTGGTTCATACCCATACCTCTGTCCTTAGTCCAAGTCTTAGTCTTATCATTGTAGTCCCTGTACTTGACGGTATGAGGGTACTTGTAAGCATATCTAATAGGTTGGCCAGCCTCACCTGTCTGTACTTGTATGTTATAGAACTGACATACACTAGGTTTAATACCCCTGATGTCATCAAAGGTCATTCCTTTTACTGGTATCTCCATTATGTTTATCCTTTTCTTTACGGGATACTCTCTACTCACCCAATCAAAAGATTCAATACGTTTCCTTGATGGGTACGACTCACCACAACTGTGACAAAAACCAAAGCCATCATCATTCCAATTAAACGCATCGGAAGATCCACAATCCACAAAGGGACAGGCTTTGTGTGGGTTATCACTCATTAACATTCTCCTCTATCTCAAAGTTTACAGTTCGTAATCCTTTTAACTTTCCTACCATAAGGTAATCGAAAGGGCAAGTGTTTAACCACTCACGTAATATTTCTTCTTCTGATTTGTTTTTTAATTTGTTAGCTAACCTTTCTCTTTCTTCTTTTTCTTTAAAGTAATTTGGATTTGAATCGACAAAATGTTTTTCGTTTATCATTAATCTTTCCTCTCTCTTTACATTAAGTTATACATTAAGTTATACTTTAAGTTATTAATAATACTTATATATAATATTAATAAATACATTAAGTATACTTATATAGTTATACTTAAAGTTATATCAATAGGGTGTGACAATTTGTCATAGTCCCTTACGTTGAATGTACTTAGTTACCTGATGACTATCAACACCATAGCTCTCATTGTAACTACAATATTCATCTTCATACTCAAAGATTTCTCCTAGTATTTCTTCAGCATCAAAGCCATAAGTATTTAATAACTCAGATAATTCTTTAGGGTGATCTTCTATTATCTCTAATAGATGTTTGATGTTATCAGGGTTAGTACTAGACCTCTCATCATAAGTATGTCCATAGTGATACCCTCTACCATAATCTAACCATGACCTGTCGTATTCTACCTCAGTACAGTCACGTTTAAACACCAACTTAGACCAGTCTGCCGCGATAAGTCTCGCCATTAAAACATCAAGGAAATCAAGGTCTTGTGTCTCTTTCTGGCTGTGTTGACCCCTATATCCTACTGATATATTAGTACATTCAGATACTACACCGCTGTATTCATTGGAGTCAGTATAACTACCACCACTGTCTGCTAGTAATTGCGGTAAGTCTAACGCATCTGAGAACGATTGTGCAAACTCATCTGATGCAGTACGCATACCCATCTGGTGTGTAACGATAGAGTTATCTTCTCTTCTATCAAAAGAGATAACCGCATCTGTACTTTTAAACCAATCAGGTTCATCTTTTACTAATGCACTACTACCCTTACAACCTACCTCTTCACCTGCATGTATTACATATACACCAGGGATATCAGACTCAATCATGTTCAACATTATCCACACACCAGTAGTACAGTCAGCACCTAGACAACTAGAGTCTGCCTGATCTAAGGACACAATGTTATTTTTGACAACAACCTTTTGCATACCCTCAATCGAGTGCACTGTATCATGGTGTGAAGTAAAGCACAGGTTAGGTTGTGTATTATCTGGCTTGAGTACTGTTAGTATATAATTACCATGTCTATCAGGTAATCCAAACATAGGCTGCAAGAACCTCTCACAAAAATCTAATTGTGTTGTACTACCCTCAG